CGCGTCATACAGATAACACCGCATAAGTTGCTCGATATCCGACGGGTCTATGCCATCTATCGGTACATCCTTAGACTTAGGAAGTCGTACTTCCGTAGGATATGGCGGAATACTTAATTGTACGGAATATCCGAAAGGTGCTGTCCATTTAATCTCTGGTACTCCGCCAGAGGCCACAGCAGCAAGCATATCACCATAACCGGTACCATACATGGTAGCAATAGTGCTATCCGCAAGATAACCAAACCGCGGTGTCCATTCGAGTCCATACGCTGTTCCTTCCGTGACGATGGTATTAAGATCAATCATGCCAGTAAAGCCTGATTCTTGCAGAAAAGGGATAGCGCGTCTCAAGCCGTCTCTATAAAGCTTGCTCTCCTCAGAGATAGCAAAAACCAAGTTCCCAGAGCATCCTGTGTTTGGTCCTTTGTTATCATTCATAAACTTCTTTTCTTCAAGTGTGCAAGAAAGCGTATAAAAGTTTGTACCGTTGAAAAAGCCTGCTACAGAAGCCTCGGTGCCTTCGATGAACTCTTGGAGAATAAACGGCGCTCTCTTAGAAATGCTAAAAAGCTGATCTATAACCCTCAGCAAATCTTTCGAATCTTTCGCCACATACGTAGTAGCTGTGTCCTGCATGTCACTACCAACTGTGAATGGTTTGTATACGTAACGTTTATCTTCTTTTTGTATGTATACCTTAGCCTCTGCTGGAGTATTAAACTTCTGATAAGGAGGTACATTTATCTTACTCTGCTCCATAGCCTGAATCCCGGCTTCTCTGTCATCTTCCAACCAATGCTCGAAACTACCGTCTCCAATCGTAGGCGCTTCTGCTTTAGAAGCATCCGCTTGTTTAGCACGACCTGTAAGGTCAAAAAGCGAAAGGTCATACCCTTTATACGACGGATAGCCATAGCCTTGTTGAGTTTTCCTGTGATCGAGGTTTAAGATTCTAGGACGCGGGATCAGTCCAGATAGCACGTCCTCGTACTTCTGTTCTGAGAGATAATAGTCTACCTTATGGCCTTCTGCGAGAAGCCGAAGGACAAACCATGCGCCCATTCCAGTATACGAGGACATTGCTATTCTCACGTTTTTACTCTCCGCCTTCCATCTTAGAGGGTTCGTACTTTGCTTCTGTGTGGGGTTTCTTAGTAACTTTGCTCGACATTTTCATGCCGCCGCCATTGTTATTTGCATGACTGCCAGAAGCTTGAACACGATGCTGCATAGCGCAAGCTTCTTTCAGAGTAAGATTTGCTGATTGTCCGCTCATATTACCTCCTTCTGCCACTACGTTGGCGTGATAGAGTTAAACCTTTGTGTGCACCTTCTCCACGTGCTTTCTTCTCGGCGAGAGTAGGAGCAAAGTGATGTGCTAAGGCGCTGCCGAAGACAGGAATTGTTTGCTTCAAAACATCACGCTCGATAGGAGCAAAGTTGCGTTCGCCTTTAGCACTTGGCATAAAGCCAGCATGAACAGCGTCTGTTAGGTCTGTTGTAGCTGCTCCAATCATGGGACCAGCTAAAGCAGCAGCTAGACGGTTTGCTTTGATGGCATTGATATAGTTGAAATATACTCCCGCCGCACCAAGATGAGAAACAAGCTGTAAGTAATTACCAAGCCACTCTCCGGCGCTATTAGGCTTTGCCATCTTTCTATACTTATCCTGTAGATCAGTCGTCGCCTGCTTTAAAGAAGCTGTTCTTAAAAGCACATCCGCACTTCCAAGAATAGGCGCCGCAACGGCAGGAAACAAAACACCAAGCGTCCCGACGAATTGTGCTATGCCTTTGTAATCTCCAACCTTTGCCATCTTCAAAAGATCACGCATCATAAAGGAAGCTTGGTTGTTTACAAAAGCATGATACATATAAGCACTTCGAGTGATTACATCACGATTCTGATAAAGAGCATTGTCGATTGAACGATTCATGAATTCTCTGTTATTAACGAAGTGATACACTCCTTTTTGAAGCTGATCATCTGTAAGCTTTCCGCCTTGTTTAACCACATCCGCAGGATTAATCTGCATTTCTTTTAACCGCATCTCGGCGATGCGAGAACCATTCTCCGCGAAGTTATGCGCCCAGTAGATAGCACTGTGAAATCCTACAGAACCAGCAAGGTTAATCTGTGTGCGGCGTACAAATGTCATACCGGGTGAGTGAAAAGTACGAGCCATGATCTTACCAAGAGTTGGGCTTTTAGTCCACTCCGCAACATGTCCACTCTCACCAAGCACATCTCTATACATTGCCCGCCACATAGTAGATGCTACAATCCCAGAAGCGTCAATCGTCTTACTCATTCCAGCATGGTCCATGCGAAGAAGTGCTGCTCCAAGTGCAGGTAGAGGACTAGAAGCTATAGGATTAAAAATCTGCCCAATATGCTTTACAGCTACAAAAGGAATTAACATCGTATCCATAACACGATGCGCGGTGCGCTCAGTATCAGAAGGGCGCGTGTAAGTTTTCTCTGTGTCAAGAAGCGGAATCCGCTGTCCCATCTCCGCTTTCTCATAAACCTTATTCGCTTTCTTAAATGCCTTATTCATGTAATACTTCGCGGCGCTTTGTTCAGTATTTGTCCCACCGCTATCGGAGAACATTTTAGTGTCACGAACTTGGTTTGATACTATATCCGCAAGTCTGTGAGCATTACTCACGACACGAGGATCAGAGTCTTGAAGCATTCGCGCAATGATAGGCGTAGCGTTCTTAAACTTATCTCCATAGCTTCCAGCGATAGCGTTGAGACGTGCTATTTTTTGACCGCGAATAAGATACTGCTCCTGTGTCATTTTAGCAACTTCAGGATCACTCACAAGTTGGCTTGTCACCTGCTGCGCCGGATGATTCTCAGCGGCGGCTTTAAGGTGATAGTCCATCATTGTAGCTTTTGCAGGATCTAAAGCTTGACGCGCTGCAGGACTGTTAGCATGAAAGTCTCTAACAGCTTGAAGCTGCTTATTAGTAGTCCCAAGAGAAGCGTCATGCACTCTGATATACTCATTATGCATCTTCTCAATAGCTTGTCCGCCCTCAGTAAGTCCCATCTCCCAGCTTTGATTACCGATAAGATTAAGCGCCCCTCTTCCAGCGCGGCTACCTTCAGCGTTGGAAACACCGCGATTAAACAGTCCTTCTAAATGTTCGGCGCCTTTAGAGAGAAGACTCTCCGCTATATTCATTCCTGCGCTGCCCATTAGTAGTTCCACCTTTCATACTTCTTATTGGCAGTGATAAGATCAGAAATCTGGTCATCAAGAGAGCGGATAACTTCTTGGGAATTACGTTTCTGAGAGGCTACGTCAAACTCCTCAAGTCTAGCGCCGGCAAGTTTTCCGTAGATACCAAGAGCACTTTTAAGCTCTTTCGGATTCCCAGAGAAAGCATCTTTAAGATTCTTAATCTCCTGAGCACCTTTCTCAATAAGAAGCTCCCGCTGATACACTGTGCTTTTGAACATATTCTCATTCGAGCTTCTGAAGATATTAGTTTCATTCGGCCAGCGTCCAGAGCCTAGGAAATTATCAACATGATTATGCATAGCCTTAGCATAATAATCAAGCTGCGGTTCTGTGAGATTCTGGCCTTTGATATACTTCTGTACCTTTGCAGTATCTATAAACCGACTCTTAAGCTCATCAGCAAACTCTTTCGGCATAGAATCGCTGTAGTTATGCATAAAAGCTAAGAAGTTAGGATTCTGCATTCCTTCTCTGGTATGCTGATTCTCAAAGAATATCTCCGCTTTCTTAAGAGCCTTCGGATAAAAATAATCAGAAAGATCTTTTCCAAAATCCTCATCTGAGAGATTACGAAACCATTCTGTTAAGCCCATTCCTGCTTTCTTAGCGGCGCGTTGATGCTCGGCGAGGCGTACTTTGTAGTCAGGTTCAATCTGATAGCGTACACTTACATTCTTCCCACTAACAGTACGCTCACTACGAATCTTCATAGCAGGCTTAACACGCTGTCCGATGTTGTTAGCTCGTTCTACTTTAGAAGCTCCCGCTTCTTTCTCGGCGTGCTGTGCTGCTTTCTGAAGATCCTCTCCATACATCTTCTCCGCCGCTGCTTGAATATGCTCAGAAGTTAACAACGCTGCGGCTCCAGGATCTTTTTCTACGTCCTTCTTAACCTTATTAACATAAAACTCAAGAGTATGTTTTGCGCTTGGATCTTTGAGTTGCTTCTTAGCTTGCTGCTGAGAAGCTTCTGGCATATCCTTAACGAGTGTATTCATCTCAGAAGCAGAATCAAACACCAGCCTATTAAGCCCTTCACGCACTTTTGTCGCCGCTTCACTATGAGGATACTGCAAAAGCTCACTATACCTCATACCACTAGGAAGAAGCTGTCTAATATACCGCGATGCACTCAACACCGGACTCCAGCGAGCAGGGTCTTCTTCCAGAAGCTTAGCTTCATAAGTTACTCGCTCAGTCCTGCTCATAGCCTCAGTCTCAGCTAAATGTCCTACCGCATCGGCGTGTATAGCCAACTGCCCAGGAATTCCAACTACTGCGATGTTATTAGCAGTCTCCTTCTTGTGCATGTTATACTGTTCTACAGGATCAGCTGTTTTATTTCCATCCATCCTAAGCTCAAGTTCATCCTGTCGGCGCTTCAAAAGCTCAAGTTGCTTTGAGCCCGCCGGAAACATATCAGAAAGCTTCTTCAAACCCATACCGCCTACGTCAAATAATCCATGAAAAGTCATAAAACCAATTGCATCCCTGTACTTCTCACCGGAATCATTCTGCTTTGAAACCGCCGCGCCGTAAGCAAGCCCTTCTCCGCCAGCAAGGAGATACGGTACAATCTTACGTCCAGCAGGATTACTCATCAGGCGTTCTGTTAAAGAAGTTCCTCCGCCTACTCCAAGCCCCTTAGCTCCAAGATACATCGCTGCATATACCGGCGCTTGAGCTACTTGCTCGGCTACAAAATCAGTAGACTTATTAAGCATCCCATCCCTTGAAGGAATAGCATCCGCCCAGAACTGACGCTTCTCATCTTGTATAACCGCACCGCGTAAAACAGCATCTCCAAAGTCAGTATGCTCATGCTTCACATTAGCAACAGCGTTATGTAAGTCGGCGAGATTATCATGCCAACCGTTTCTTTGTGGCTGCATGTTCTTAACAGTCGTTTCAGCAAACTGCTTCGCCAGCGCAATAGCATCATCCGTACCATTACCAAGCATCGTAGTTACAGCATGAGCAGCTCGTGCAGTAGCAGCAAGTCCAGAATTCCAACCATGTCGCATACTCTGAAGCCAGTCGTTCCCATAAGCATTCTCAATCTTATACCCAAGCGCCTGCTCATACGCTTGCTTCATCCAGAGTTCTTTTTCCATAGGAGCAAGCTTAAGATCGTTAGCGTATATAGGAGCAAGCATCCCATCGTAAAAGTTCTCTGCTATCTTACGTTGTTCTGTAAATGAAATATTCGGCGCCGCTTTAGCTTTCGCGCCTAGTTCAGTCCACAGGTTAAAAGCATGTGCGAGTTTATCATACGGGTCTTTAATCTGAGTAGGATCAAGCTTGTTATCCTTAAGCGCCTCAACCTTCTGAGAACGCTCCATAGTGTTTATGGAGTCATACTTAGAAGAGGATGTTGGAATAGGCTGCTTGTCCGTAGCAAATGCAATCCTCTGCATTAGAGCCTTACGCTCATCAAGGCCCACGCCATATGGATTATTAGGGGAGTGATAATTATTGCTCGTCGTCTGCGTTGGCGCTTTCCGAGCCACTGGTGAGCCAGTTGAAGGGGTTAGTAAAGTCGTCACTTCCTCCGACTGCATCGGATTGGCTGCTGGAACCGTCGCTACTTCCGGTGTCATTTCCTACCCCCGTAAGACTTGGAAAAGCTTGTGAAATCTGTTTAGAAACTTGCTCGTAGTGATCAGCTTTTTGCTTATCCAAATCACGCATTGATTCGAGATTGCGGATTTGGAGATTGTATGCTTCATAAGACTTAGCCGCCGGATCGTCAGTAGCAAGTTGTCCGTTCTTATACCAACTCGGTTTAGAACCGCTTGAGAATTCCTTATCCCTCGCTACTATAAGCTTCGCAATGTCATTCTGATCGGCGAGGTAGCTGCTGTTATACGTTTGCGATACCTTCTCACTCTTTGTCTTCATCGTGAGTGGATCGAATTCCTTATCCGTATAAACATCATTCTCAAGTTGTCTATTAGTCTTAGCGCGAAGATAAACTAAGCTGTTCTCCTGCGCGAAGCGTTGCCCAAGCATTTTCTGCGCTTGGGCAAATCTCTGTGCCATCTGCTGATCTTGATGAGCAAAAGTAGCTTGTTTTAAGATACCTTGTGCGATAGTACGCATCTGCGTAGCGTTGTAAGCTTTGTCTGAGCGATAAGTAGAAGCTTGAAAGGTTAACAAGTTCTTCATAGCTTCTTGCTGAATCTTCTTATCCGCCAGCACCTGACCAAGTTGCGCTTGTGCTAATTGATTTGCCGCCATACCTTGAGGCATTGACTTCTCAAACGCCGCACCCATAGCAGAACCAGAAGCTTGATTCTGCTTCTCTTGCTGTGCTTTCATAATCTCACGCTTCTCTTGCATACTCTTGGCAGTTTTAAGAGCTTCCTGCACGGCAGCGTGTTCTTCAGTTTTGTTAGAGGCAGGGTCCGTATAGCTAATATCAAACCCCTTCTGAAGCGCCTTACGCATTTTAGGATCAGCAAAGATAGCATCACGAGCTTGCTGGTTCTTTTGAATCGCTTCCTGATACTTAGACGCTGCCGCAGCATCACCCGCTGTGATAGCTTGATCGTGAGCTATTTTAGCTTCGTCAATACCTTGTTGCGCCATGATAACTTTGGTCGCTGCGTCACGTATATGACCTTGCTTGATCTGCGCTTCCTTGGTAACAATAGTTCCAAGCGCATTAGTTGCGGCGGTAAAGGCATTAGAAATCCCTTGACGATTCGCAGCTTTCCGTCCAGTAACCTGACGCTGATCCAAAGGCGCAGTTTGATATGGCCCTACTGGAGTACTCAAACTCGTCGGCAAAGAAGCCGCATGAGTACCCTCAATAGGCATATTCGCTTGACGCACAAGATTCGGATCGACAGGACTTGAGACAGTTTTGAGAATGCTAGAAATCAAATCATTCCCCTGTGACGGTTGCGCCGCAGGTACACTTTGAGGCATACTGCTTTCAAATCCCGGCATCGCAGAGTTCCAGCTTTCCATTAGATACCTCCCTGATTGATACCTTGAAGAAGAGCATCCTCATTCCCGAAGGTAGAAGTAGGAACTGTTGCTGCTGGAGTAGCACTTTTAAACAAACTACTCAAGCCGCCAGTAAGATCGCCAAGTCCCATAACAGAACTAGTTAATCCGCCAATACCGCTTAGAATTTGTGCGAATGTATTCCAACCGCTAGAGTCAGAGACTTGCTTTTCGGCGGAAGGAAGAGTACTTTCAAGAAGATTAGCCTGCAAGCCTTCCTGACTCTGAAGAAGCTTCGCACTCTCATCTGCTATGAGACTATCTTCCTGCGAGCCAAGATCAGCATGTGCTAAAGCACTCACGCTTGAATTAGCTCCTACTCCACCTGCTCCAAGAGAAGCATCCAAATTAGCCCCTGATTTAGCAAACTGTGGTCCAAGACTCTTAATATAATCTTGAAGAGTCGCAGAACTTGTTCCATCAAGACTCTGCATAAACTCATACAACGAATTTCCGGAAGCACCGTAAATATCCTGAAGTTGTTGGTACTGTGCTGGATCAGTTCCTACTGTCTGAGGCACTGTAGGAGTTCCAGGTGTTACTGTAGAAGTGGCAGGGATCAACGGATTCGCTGTCGCCGTAGCCGTAGGAGCAAGAGGCGTAGGAGCAGGCACATGCGATACCGCACCCGCATTCGCCATAGGTACAGACGGCGCTGTTTGGTTTTTTCCCGCCGGATTAGAATACGGAACCATTGAGTTAGTAGCCATTACACACTCTTTTCTTAATACGAAGGAGCATAAACTTTATCTTTTGTAGGACCTTTTGGCCCATAAGCATGTGTCCTAGCAGCATAAGAGTTGGCATCTTGCATAGTTTTGAAGATACCTAAGTGCTGTTTAGTTTTAGTATAATACTTAGTAGCCTCATCTTCCAAAGCTTGCATAGCTTTTTTATTGCTTTGATCCGGCATCTTACCATCTTTGGTTAAAAATTTCCCATCCGCTATAGAAGGAACCAAAGCATAACCTGTAATATCTTTATGCCCCCACTCTAAAGGTTGACCCTCTTTTCCTATCGGTACAGTCATAGAAAAAATCGAACTCGACGTACCATCGGCATTCTTAATTGATGGACGTTGATTAAGGTCAATATTACCTACGTCAAGCATTCCAGGTACTGAATTACCTTTCAATGGACCTGTATCATAGACAGTTCTTATTGGTGGAGCTACAGCATTAAACTGTCCAGCAGGGACAAGTCCAGTAACTGTACTATTAGCTTTTGCCACGTTTTGAAGTTGAGGAGGAGCTATAGGCACGGTAGCCATTACACGCTTCCCATTCTCAGGCGCAGCCTGCGGGTGGTTGTTACTTGGTCACGATTACGTTGTGAAGTACGCTGAAAGATTAGACCCGGTGCGCCTTCGATACCAGAAGATGTCTGAAACTTTTGATCGCCGTAGAGAGCGGTGTGAAGTTCTGTTTTCTTAGAGGCAAGATTAACTTTAGGAGCCACGCGCATAGCAGCGGCGTACTCAATAATCTCCTGCCACGTGTCCGCCATCAAGATCGGAGTACCACTTACAAAACCGTTCACCACATTCGCCAGAGGATGTTGTTTCTGATAACGCATATATACAGGATAGCTTTGATCTGGAAGCGTGATGTAGATTTGGTTATTATTCCTACTCCAGTACAACGGAATTCCAGAAATATTCAGCAGTACTTCAATATCTTTAATAGCCATAAACTTAAGTTCATAACCTGAATTTGTCTCGCTACTAGAGCTTGGTGTAATAAAGCCATTATTATAAATCCAAAACGAGTTAACCTTGTTAACATCTAAGTTAGCATCTGCAACTTGTAAAAAGAAGTTAGGGTTATAAACATTTTGAAATGCTACAAGAGAAACAGTCGGTCCAGTAGCTTCTAAAAGCGGATGCTTATAATCTTCAGTAAACTCAAGCACAGCTTTACGAATCTCTTCAAGCATCAAAGCTTGAGAAACAGTCCTGTTCATTAGAAGTCCGGTAATTCCGTCAAAACAATCTCCAGCAGTGAAAGCCATCTCAAACTCCTAAAACACGTAAACTGTTACTGAAGCTGTGTTATCCGTCGGCGCAAGAGTTATCTGTTGCTTATCCGGTGGTGTTGTTCTGTAAACTTGTACAGGCTTGTCCATGTCTACTACCTTAAAGCCTATTGGCTTCCTGAGCAAACCATGATTAATAACGATACCCGTATTAACCGCGCCCCATTCATAATCCGCACCAGTATCCGTAACTCCCTGCGCTGCGATCCTGATTAAAACACCGCTGCTATTTCCCTGCTTAAACTTAGTATAAACACCCGCATTAACTCCCGCGCTATCCGGTGCATTCCCTGTCGGCGTTCCCATATCTACGCCGCCATTAAGAGTCTGATCTACTGATTGCACAAACTGTCTATGCAAAGGATCAAGACTCTGAGCAAACGCATTCGGATTATATGACCTTGGCATTATACTGGCCTTTGTTTTGGATCAAACGATCCGAACATTGTGATCTTAGGAAAGCGGATTATATTATCGTGCGCGTTTGCTTCAGAAATCTGAATCTCAAGCTGCGGCGAGTGAGCTGTGAAAACTCCAGAACTATCAGTTGTGTTATCAGGAAATATCTGAATCTCTGTCGGAGTATCATTAAGCACCGGCGTTGCCGAGCCGAAAATACTAAGTGTTTTGAACAGCTGCCCACTTATATAAAACTTAACTTGCATCGTACCTGTAAACACTTGAGCATTGTACGAAATATACAATGCATCAATCGTCACATCTCTACCAAAAAGCAACTCCTCCGCCGGAAAGAAAATATCCTGTCCAGCAGAGATTGAGTTATTATTCTTCACTGTCTCAGTCAGCGCATAAATGGCAGGCACCTGCCCTGTCTGCTGAAGTCCAAGCATCATTGAGGTTTGCTGAAACTGATCTTGAGAAGCAAAAATATTCTTCGCAGCGAATGTTCCAAGCAATGCTTGCGCAAACGTAGCATACGTAGGAACACTAACAGTCATCCACGTACCGTTGCCGGTATCGAAGAGATAAACAGTTCCATCTACTAAGAACGCTACAAGTGGAAAAGTCTCGCCACCGAGATAGACTGAACAAGCGTTGCTATCCAAAAACAGTTCAAAACTTTGTAGCGCTGTAAAGAGAGCAGTCTTGATCTTTTTACCAATAGATGAGATATTACTCCCAACTTGGAAAATATCCGTATTTCCTACAAACGCACCAATCTGGTCATACTGACAGCAAAGTGCCGAAGTCTGAGAACCCTCTCCCTGATCGCCCAAACCAATATGATTTATAGCAAAAGGAAGCGTCGCATTCCCAGTAGGAGTCGCATAACTAACTCCTTGTGAGCGGATAATAAAAGCCGTTCCTCCGGCTATAATAAGCCCCGAAAGATAATCTCCTATATCCGCAATCTGCTCGAAACCAGCTCCTGTAACATCACCGTTAACATCCAGCGGACTCCAAATATCAAGCTCTCCCGCTACACTCCAAGCGAAGATCATATCTTGATTCTGGAGAATCTCTCCAAGCTGCGGTATATCTCTTAAGCCAATTAGGGAGCCTGCGAACTTCCTAATAACTCCAACTCCTTTCTCAGAAGTCGAGACAAAGAAGTTTCCAGGACCGCTATACTTCAAAATAAACGGCCCAACTCCAGCGAAGTAGATCGTACCGCCTACGTCTGCTGATGAAATAGGAGTAGGAATAACACGAAGAGCATTAAAAGTCGCAGCGTTAGTTCCGCCGCTAAGAGATGCTACAGTTCTACACTCGAAGTAAAACGGCGGCGGTGAAGTAGGAACTCGATTTACAGATAAATCCTGCACTGTTATAGCATTTCCAGTAGTTCCTGCATAAGCAGCTAATGCCGTAAGTACGATAGAGAACCCATCCACAGTCGTAGATGCAAACACATTAGGATCAGTTGCGTTAATCGCACTTACCATAGCGGCAACAATTTCCGCTTTCGTAGAGGCAAGCCACGTATTAACAGTGTGTGTAGTTGTACCACCTGGTCCTATGATCTTAAGAACACAACTAGAATTAAGTGTGTCTACGCCAGCAATCCACGGCTGTCCAGCTACGAAGTTTGAACTGTCAGGAGAAGCTACTGTGAAAGTAGCAATTGACCCGCCACCACCGATACTATTAACAATAATCCATCCGCCACCTGCTCCAGGTTGAGTTACTTCTACAATGTCATTAACACCATAGCCTGTACCGGCGCTAGTAGATAAGTCAAGCGTTAGGAGCAACCCTCCTGCTCCAACCGTCAACACATTACCCGCCGCTCCTGTTCCTCCGCCCGGCGCTGGTGCGTTAGTGCCAATAATTCCAAGCGTTATCGACGCTGGCGTTGGAAGAGATACTGAGTCAAACAAAGTGTAAGGGATGTTGTCATCATTGAAGATCAGTAGATTATCAGGAAGCCATGAGGTTATATAAAAATTATAAGTAACTCCCGACGGCGGACCAGCGAAAGGGATAGCTTTATATCCCAAAGCATAGTTAAGTTGTCCAAACGTGGAGTTATAAAACGTTCCAAACTTCAAAAGCTGTATAGTAGCGTCACCAAACCAAAGAGTAGGCGTGGTGACTTTTTCAAACGCTACTGCAACAAGTCTGTTGTTAACTACTAAGAACCCATCAGAGTCTGTAAAACATCTCGGATCAATATAAGCTGGCGGCGCAGACGTATCCACGCCGCCATAAGGAGCTTCTAGTCCACCATATGTAATCTCGACAGCAATGTTACCGTTGTCAAGTTCTTCTGTTTTAACCTTGCCCACTGTCTTCTCCAGTTACTTAGTGCCAAGAAATAGATTAACTTCGACTGTAAAATTTCCACCGAACGTTAATGGCCCTGAAAGCCATCCTAGTTCTTGAAAATTCACAGCAGAACCATCAGCAGGATAAGTCCATGAATAGACTCTGCCAGCAACATCCGTGATAGTGAATGTTTTTCCGGCAGTATCTCCCGCCCATGTTCCACCCTTGAACTTGACATTAAGAGTACCGAAAGGAGTAGTTCCAGCGGTTGTGATTTTCCATATGCGACCGCTATAATCATTTGCCATTGGTTACTCCTTTCTTATGCGAGGTTATAGTGAGCTTTTACAACAGCACCAAAGAAAGCAATTGTTCCGGCAGTGCCACCAGTTAAATTAATATTAAGAACAACTTCCGTGTCTGCTGCTACAATCATCGCAGCTGGAGAAATAACGGGCACATTAGTGACTTGAGGCTGCGCACCGATAACAACCGGAAGTCCATTTGCTCCTAAGATGATTAAATCAGTAGTGACTGGAGCTGTAAGATTCTTGAAAACTGTCTTTGACAACCCAACAGTAGCGGCAACTGCTGTAGCATCAGTAAGAACCTGATAGACAACATCTATGCTGTCAATCTGAATGCCTTTAGGTTGTGCTCCTGACGAGGGTCCAGCAAGCGTTGCCATAGCAGCAGCGACTGTTGGAGGAAAACCCTGAAAATACGGAGTAACCGGATTCGGTTCTGCGAGCGGGCCGCTTGTACCAGAAACCGCGCTTGGCCCAGGTTGTGAAGCTGCTGTTCCATACTGTTCCTGATCGTACTGCGGCGATGCTAGAACACCACTTCTAAGAAGCAGTGGAAGAGAAGCACCAAAAACTGCTGCTGAACCTGCCGCAACTGTTGCTTTAAGAATTGCAAGAGTATCACGTCCTATTGCAAGTGATAAAGGAGCAGTTCCTGAAATTAGTGCAAACTGATCCGCTCCAAAGAAAATCTGCAAATCTGGAAACGGCGTCTTTGCTGACCATCTACCTTGTGTTTGTGACATTTGAATCCTCTCTTGTCCTTATCGGACGCTACTGTAACTGCTCTGTTATACGAGGAAATCTTCTACTTCTTCCGCGAATGCCGGATGCCTGATCTTTTCTACTGGAACAAACTCTTCTTTACCATCCGTAAGAACTTGTGCTATACGCACATCTCGTTCTCCCAGAAGGCCAGGAAGAGCATTTGAATCTTGACACTCAGGACCAAGTAAAAGACCACGTTCCCATTTCATTAGAGCAATCTTAGTTTTCTTATCACACCGATCGCAATAATGCCACGGCCCTGTCCAAAACGTATGTCTTAATCCGGGTTCGCTAAAGAAGCTCATAGTATAAACCTTTCAGGGGGAGAAGATGGGGAGTAGGGTCCACTTTATCTCCCCCTGTTTTCTGTGATAGGGTCGAGCCATTCACAGAAGCTTTACGGTCCTTGAGTACCCCAAACTCCCTGCCAACGTGGGCACCATGCTGACATACGAAGACGAGTCTTCTGCTTGATCGCATCAGTATCAAAATCGTCATCGAAATCAGTAGTCGGGCGCTCACGATGTAGAACTTGGAGAGCAGTATCTTTCTTATCCGCAATCAAGAACCATGCGCTAGGACTGTTCAGCCACGGTACTTCGATGTTCTTATAATCCTCCGGCAGCAACGAGTTAATCGTGTTGTCAGAAGTATAAGGCTTGCCCGGAGATCCGAGAATCTCTCGTACAAGGAACCGAAGTTCCGGTGGCGTCACGAGATTCGTCCAGCGCAGACGAATCGGGAAGCCCATGTTATCAATCATACGGGCGGCGTGGTTAGTAGCAAGCTGAAGCCCTGCTACTGAGAAATCCACATCCACTGCCGGACGATTGGGATAAGTACCCGCCGCGCTAATAACACCAGCGATTCCCGGTGCTAAATTCGTAGCCTGCGCGCCGCCAATCAGTGCGTGCTGATTGTTAAAGAGAGAAAGCCCATCAAACGTAGTAACCGCGGACGTAAAGCCGAGATTGAATACATTCCAAGCTACCATCTCTTGAGTGAAAGCAGCAGAACGTGCGAGAATCGTCGGTCCCTTTTTAATCAGACCGTACTTGTCATCATCATACAATTCCTTGGATGTTCGAATACCCAAAGAATACGTAAGATGAATCACACGTTTTGAACCGCCCTGCTTCATCTCTGTATAAGCAGTTGAGGCATCTTCGGGCTTCTCATAAAGAGCAGTAACGCCCGCCATTTCCAGCTCTTGCTCATACTCACTATCCGAATCCATCTCATTAAAAACCTTCGGATAGTCAGAAGCTTTAAGCTGGTTGTCGAGGCTATCGAAGTAAATCTTCTTTAGCCCCGGCTGCATTAATTGAGGATATTTCGCTCGTACTTGAGGCATTTAAAAGACTCCTTCGAGTTAGATTACCTGCACCGCTGCGGCGAGGAATACGAAGTTAACAAGTGCGTTGACGATACTCCCTTGCGGAAGTGCTACAATCTGACAAACGGCACTAGCACCAGTGAGATTCTTGTCCACATACCAGTAGCCGTTTGCGTCACGAGTCATACCATACGCCACACCGATATCAGCTTGCGTCGGAGTATAATTCGCGGCGACAGTGCCAGCAGAGTTGTCAAACAAAGCCTGGAAGATCGTGCTTTCCCGCGGCTCCATATAAAGAGTACGACCATCCGAGATAGGAGTACCAAGAGCGATGTTAACTGCACTCGGTTGATTAATAACACTCCCATACGTCTGAATCGCACCTACACCAGTAATCCCACCAAAAGGAGGAACCGGCGCGCCTAGTCCAGCACTTCCTAAGTTAAGACCGAAACTCTCAGAAACTCCAAGAATCCCAGCAGTGTGTGTCGTTCCGTCCCACTCCTGTACAAAGCCAGAGCCATTTAATTGTACAGGAGCGCCGGATTTAAATGTCTGCCCTGCCGCTTCTGGTTGTGCATTCGTAAACGGAGTGGTTCCCGCTTTCTCCTGCACTTGCATAATCGGCAGATGCGATGTAAGATTCGCTCCAGCCATGTTCTTTTGTCCTTCCGTAGGTTATACAGCGTTGACGTTTGACACACACCCTACCGAGTATCGTAGACTTTCATACCATTATCAAGGTCAAAATCAATCTCATTGTCTTCCATTTGAACCTTGGTTTTTGGAATTCGGTTGTTGTTTTGAAGTTGCTTTTTGGAAACTTCAAGCGCCCTGCGTGCTTTGGAGAAGCTGATTCTTTTATGCACACGCATAGCAATAACATCTTGATAGACATACTGCTTGTCGCTATTGAAAAGCAACGGGATTTTAAACCCCTCCGCCATCATGCCTTCGGTTATAAACTCATAACCTTCGGCTAGAAGCTGTCCCAAGCGCCGCTGATCGCGGGAGGCCCATACGGGAATATACTCCGTATCCTTAAGCTTGATATTCATATAATCCGGAATATCATGCTCAATAACAGGAATATATGTCGCCGCGTTCATAGCTTGTGCTTCGGTTAAAGTAGCCCAATCTGGTTCTTTCGGAGCGGCGGCTATGACAGCTTCTTTATGACGCTGTGCAAGAATAGCCTTAACTTGCTTCTCCAAATCAGAAGTCGTAACACCCGCGTCGGCTACTGCTTTAGCTACCGCAGGAGCAGGAATGCTCGGTTGATCTTTGTGAGTTATCTCAGGCATATTAAACGTACCCTACCCCTTCTTCGACGAGCATCTTCGCATACTCCTCAGGTTTCATACCGAAAGTTTTAGCGGCCTTACGTACATCATCAGTGATAACGGGAGGCTCTTTCTCATCTCCAGCGCCACCGCTAGTATTCGTATGCCCTGAGCCACTACCACCAGCGAAGCGACTTTTGATCTTACCTTCTACAATCTCGCCATGATGTTTGCCTACGATTGTGTTGTAGACATTCTCAATGTTAGCAGGGTCTTGGCGGAAAGCAAGAGGCTGTTTCTCAAGCAGGGAGTCGATTTCAGTCTTCAGAGGGCCGTGATAGTATTTGAACTTATCTCCGTCCTCAAACACTTCACGTTTAATCTGATCCGCGCGGGTAGTCATAATGACGTTTGCCAAAGCATCAGTCTTTCCCTTAGTAGCAAGCTCGATAGCTTCCTTAGTACGCCCTTCGAGCATAAGAGCTTCTACTTGCTCATCAAGCGTTCCTTGGTTAGTTTCTTCAGCTTTCTTCCTTGCCGCCGCCGCTTCAGCATCAGCCTTATCCTTAGCAGCCTTCGTAGCCGCTTCCTGCACGCTCTTCTGATCCGCAAGCATCTGCTCGATCTTATCAAGCTTTACAGTAGCTTCTGCACCCTTCTCAATCTTCTTTACAAGATCATCAGGAAGCTCTAATGTCTCAGTTCCATCATCCTGTGTTTTCTTTTGCCACTTAAACAATGCCATTAGATTTCCGCTCCTTCCTGTGAAGCTTTCATTTTCAAAAGTGTAGCTTGCCTGTGCTCAAGTTGATCTTCAATTTCCTTAATAACTGCTGGAAGATTCAACAGCATGTTAGTCAGATTAAGCTGCGTTTTAAGTTGTGAAACCCTAACTCCCGTAGCAAAACCTTCTTGAATTTCCAAAGCCCTCACACCCGTAATAGCCTCATCCTTCATACTATTGAACAGGGCCATTACTGGCTGGAACTCCTCCTTCTCCCATAGCTCCTTGAGGGACGCTCTGTATGGGATTAGGTCTCCCACCGTTTTGATTTCCATTTCCCGCTCCTACTCCGCTTGCCGCTTTTGCAGCTTGCTGTACTGATTCAATAATACCGCTAATATCCGGGAGGACAGTCTCAGTATTATCTTTGTTAAAGTTACGCAAGAGCGTATTCATAAGTGCTCTTGCACCGAGTAGCTGATCCATATAAAGCTTTTGAAGCTCAGGCGTTATACCTTGAGTCATGATGGCTTGTACCATCTGAGCTTCCTGCGCGTAGAACCTGTCTACCTTATCCGACAGGAGAATATCATTCTGGCGATCGAGTTCTTTGTTCGCACTAGCAGACGCGGGCCGTAAGCGCAAGCCAAGAGTACCCTCTTTATACATCTGCAAAGCTTTCTTAAGTTTATCCGCCTGTGTGCCGTACTTCTTGAGTTTATCTCCAATGCCAAACGACGAATACATCGTCAGGAACTTCATCGCTAACTTTACATGCGCCGAGCGCATATCACCTGTGCGAAGGTTATTCCTATTATTCTGCTGACTCATAACCATGCTCGTACCCGCGGCGCTGTAAATTCCACGCTTCGGATTTACTATCCCTCCACCCGTTCCACCCATAGCAGGATCAACTCCTACTCGCTCCTTGGCGACTGCCATGTGGAACTGATCAGGTCCATCAGAATAACCGAGGTCAGCTCCGATCTTGAGATACTCGACTTCATCTTTCCTAGCAGGTATTCCGACTCCTGGAAAAATGTCAAGCATGGAGCTAAGCTTGCTTTCTGGATCAATTCGCCATGCTCCGAGCATAGCATAATTACGATTATTAGTTCTCCAGTTGTTATTGTTAGAGACTTCTTTTTGGGCAATGTGCAACATCTCAGCGAAACCCGTTCCAAGGTAGGATTCGTCATCATAAGCCAGCTTCATGTCCTGATATGGCTTCATGTTCTTTGGATAGTTGTTGAAGGTAATCCAAAGTATTCTCTCACTACGTTTGTGATAACGCGCATTAAAAGAATACGCTTTTCCGCCGCAACGGAATTGGAACCAGAGATTGTAAATATACCATCTCGCTGCGCCTGTGTCTATGCCGCTACTGTCAATCCCAAACTGAGAATTAATCTCAATCTCCATCTCAGTTTCTTGCGCCGCGTCAGGGCTGTTAAGCAGGAAGTCTATATCCGCCTGCTTATAATACGGCGACTTCGCTTTTAAATCTTGAATGTCCCATACATTCAACGACTCGATATGACCATGCATCTTCATATCTTCAAGCTTCGGGACAGAAGGATCAAACACGCAACGATTAAGCGGCATTAGTCTAGGGGCGGGGCCGTCGATCTTAGTATACTCTTCATCTACCGATATAACATCAGACGTATCTGACTCACCGCCGCTCTTATACACGCGCTGATACTCTGTCTCATACTCATACGGCGCGTAGATCATACCCGTACCGTACTTAATCGCACTGTGAAAGGAGGATTGCTCTACTCTATAAAGATCAAGCTCATCCGGCGCATACGCCATATCCATTAGGAAGTTTTGAATAATAAGTTTAAGTTCTTCTCCATCCTTAGATGGTATATCACCACTAATTGTCGCTGCCCAAAGTGGATCGTACATCCAAATTCCACCCATTACGCGGCTCAGAAGCTCATCAGAATACGTTCCGATAATCGGAATCACCAAATTAGCAGCGCCGGGCCACGGCCAATCGACGTTTGCATTCTTCGGGCGCGCCTTGTAAAGCCTCACATACTCAGGAAGCTTCTCTTTCCTAAAAGTATCCAACCGCCGATCTAGATGCGCAACCTGATCTTTTATAAACGTGCAAATATCCTCATAGTTATCCTTCCCTATGAGCGTGCTTGTCACTAACGTCGGCGGTTGATAAGGCATGTTAGACCGTTTCCTTAACTACTGTATCCCCAGTTTTTTCTACTGTCTGCGTTGTAGTAACAGTCACTGAAGAAGTAGGAAGTGGCGACTGCTTTAAAAGCGTAAGTACCGGAAGTAAGCCTCCAATTAAAGTCGCTTTGCCTAAGTGTACCAACCCAAGATGTGAAAGATTAAACACATCAGGCATAGCAAACGCACTTAAAGCAGCACTTGAGGCTCCTCCGATAGAAGCAGCAACCAAAGAATACAACCACGTCTTCCAGTTCATATTTCCCACTCCTAAAACTTAATATGTGTTGATAAGATGTTAAATAACGCCGTAGCTACTGCGCCAACAAGAAGCCATTTGATAGTTTTGAGAGAAGAGATAGCTTCCTCGATCAGCAATAATCTCGTCACTACCGAAGGATTTTGCTGGTCTTTACCAAACCACATATCTACCTCCAGTAGATGCATTCTCTCGTGATGTTCTTCGAATCTCTTCTCAATTTCCTTCGCTGTGAGTGTCAATGTTTCTCCCTAGGCAACCGCAGAAGCAATACGCTTCCTAAACTGCGCCATTTGCTTTGCCATAAATTCGTCAACATGCTCTTTAGAAACAGTCTGAAACTTCCAAACCTGCGGTCCATAAGAGAGCACATCTAGTAAGTCAATCAAACCTTTACGTTGTCCGTATGCTTCTGCTTCTTCTTTAAACTCAGAGCAGTTATTCACATCAAGCCAAAGCTCATGCGCTTCTATAACAGGGATAAAGTTTTCAATTCTCTCCTGTTTCGCTCCTGCTGCTTGTGAGCTTTTGAGTTCCTCAACTCTGATACCTGCTAACTCTGGACGAGTTCCTTTGTGCTCCTCGACGAATTCATTAAGATGGTAGATAAGATACTTCTGCGCTGCCACAGCTTCAACGTGTATAATACGTATCTTCCATTTAACAGCTAGGAAAAACAACTGTTTAACAAACTCTTTAATCGAGCAAGCTTTTGCCCATTGGTCAAGAAGATAGACTCTACGCGGATCGGTACTAACTCCGGTAATAGCAACAGCATGGCGGCAGCGTCCATTCTTTCCGATTTCTTGGCCAAGATGACTGCCCCCGTGATTGGGATCAACTATCATATAGCGCTGAAGATTACGTGGAAACACATCCTTCTCTACATCACCTTCTGCTACATGATGCCTAATCGCTATTCTATACTGCTGCGGCTGAGACACGTCAAACAATCTAGTAGCTATCTTACTTTCTTTCGGGATGCTAAGTGCGCCGGTAACTTTTTCAAAGTTAAAGTACCTGAGATCACCCATTGTAATACGCGCTTTTGAAGGGTCGATAGGGTAATTAAGGAACTGGCAAGAGAAATGATAAGAACCCAACCTACGTTTCCAACGTAAAAGCTTTTCCCTTGTAAAGGCTTCAGGAAAAATAGGCTCACCAAAGGGATGTAGAGAGCAGCAACCGCCAAGTGCAGAATGAGTTGTCCAGCTAAAGTAAGGTTCTTCCTGTCTAATGTGCGAATTGAGATCATCATGACTCCACCTATTACCTACGACTATCTCATCAAAGTCGCGCCCAGGATTATCAGGGTTGTTATCTGTAGCTCCAACGAGTACTTGGTGATAGTCGATCGTATCTGCCATCACTACGGCGCTTTTACGCGCTTCTCGTCCTACAAGATCATCTTGTACTACCACATCATAATGCCTAGACTGGAGAGTACCGCCAACGCCAATAAAATCGAAAGTACCATCACCACCATGAGCAAGACCAGCTTGTGTTCTTTTTTGGAACATGCTCTCATTAGTCCACGTCTCCTTCTCAGTAGGCATTATCTCGTTGAAGAG